TCTTCGCCAAATTCAGCTAATTTTTCAACAAGTTCTAAATCGCTTTTTTCTTGGTCTTTACTAAAACTATAGCCAGTTTCTTCTTCTTCTTGTTCTTCGTCTTTATAACCGTCTAAATCTTTAAATTCTAACGGTTGTAATGTTCTAAAATAAAGTTTTAATGATATACCGTTAAAAGCAAGTATTTTATCAATAGCATCTATTAAAACACCTTGTATTGGTTTAATTACCATATTTTCAAATAGTATAGAACTATTTTTTAATTCATCGGCATTTGAACCAAAACCATTTGAAGAAGCTATTCCAAAAAGCATAGGTGAAACGACATTATGCCCAAGCATTATTTTACGCATACATTCTTCACTTAAATAAGTGTAGTGGTCTGGTGCGTCATTTAGTTGTATATCGTCTATTGTAGTCTTGCTTGTTTCGTCAGCATTAAACGCAACGATAACTTTTTGCCCTTGTGATCCAGTAAGCTTTGACATTACCTTATTAGCTATTATACTTTGTTGTTCTTCCGTCGGGATACCATTTGAAAAGTTAACCACTTTTGTGCCACTAAAACCGTTTTGTACTTCGTTAATCAAATAGTCGGCAATTTCTTCTTCTAAAACTGCGTAGCTTATTGCACCTTGATAGTCAACACAACCAAAATACTTCATACCAACCGTGTAGTTTTTAAAACATAATACTTCTACTTTTTCTTTTGAAGTGTTAAAAGCTGGTATTCGCTTTGGTGGAAACTTTTTTGTGTCTTTCCAATTGTCTGAATAGTAATATCCGTTTATTTTTCCGTGTTCATCACATTTTTCGGGTGCTATTAATTGTATTGGCATATGGTAAACCTTAACAATTTTTTTATGGTCTTTAGAATAGTGAACCTGGAACGCTGCTTGTCCTAACATTTTAAAGTCAAGAATAACCTTTTTAAGTTCGTCACTATCCAACAACATAACCATTTGTGCGTATTCGTTTGCTTTCTTGGAAGCATCAATAGCATTTAACCCTTTGCCATAAACAAACTTGCTTATATTGTTTATTATAGCGTTGTTTGTCGCACTATTTTTGTACCTATCTATTAAGAAGTCGTAGTAGTCATTATTATCGCCATAAGTAACGTAGTTGTTCTTATTGTTTTCTACTACTTCGGGTGCTTCGTAAGCTGCTAAATTTAAAACGTGTAAATTACTCATACATTAAAAAATCGTTAGTTGTCGTGTGTTGCGTATATACATTGTGATTTACGCTATATGAACTAACCGTTTGGTCAGTACAAAATATTTTACCTTTAAATACTACACTTGTGCCATTACGTACTTCTAAAGTGTAAAAACGACCTTCTTTTAAAGTATAACTTGCCGTTATAGTTTCATAGTAGTCGTTAGATGCTGAAGAAGTAATAGTTATTTGGCTTTCTACATTTGTGCTTTCATCGGTTATATATAAACCATCGTAAGTTTTAGAACGTGGTATAAACTTAAAAGTTTGTGCAGAAGTTGATGTCGTTAAGATAACCATACTTATATAACTAAATTTCGTGTTTTTGTTTCTAATAAAAAAAAGGGCTTACCGAAATAAGCCCCTTAAACACAAGTATAAAAGTAAAAGAAAGTCTTTTATGTTGTTACAACTGTTATGTTACCACCCATCAAAGTTAAAAGTGCAGCTTCACTTGTACAGTTGATGAAATTAGCTGGTAATTCTTCCATTGCAGTAAATGTTAAAGAGTACCCGTTAAAGTCACCAAGTGCAGAACCACTTGAAATTGTACCAGCAGAAACATCACAACCTTGATCCAAGCCCATTAAGAAAAATTGGTCACCTCTTGCGTGTACAATTATTCTTGGTCTTCCGTAAGAAATAAGTTTTACATTCTTGGTACTTTTAGCATCTTGTCTTTTAAGTTGAACGGTAAGCGTCTGCTCGAAAAAAGTCGTTCCATTTTCCCTACTACTATTAATAGTTTGCTCAAATGAATTTGCACCTTTAAGTTCGAACTTATAAATATTGTTAGTACCACCAGTTATAGCAGTAATTTGGTCAGAGTCATCACCCGAACCATAAGTAATGTTAGAAGAGTCTTCTAATGCAATATCACCGTAATTTATTAAGTAAATTGCGTGTAAGCCACTAACCGCATCTTTGCATTGTTCCGTTCTTCCACCTATTATATCACACGACATATTTAAAGTTTTAAAAAGTTTATAAATAAGTGGGGTTTTTACACCCCACCGTTAATTAGTCTTATGCTTTGTACCATACGATATCGCCACCAATTCCAGTTTGTACTGAAGCAGTGTATCGCATAATTACTCTGAAATTTTGCGAACCGTCCAAGTTACTCATATCTAAAACTTTCACTTCGTTAGTATCATTTAGTAAACCAGTTCCAAAAAACAAGTTTGATTTTTGAGCCGCAACCATTTTGTTTGATCCAAGTCCTTGAGCAACTACTACTGGAATTCCGTCAAAGCTTAATGCTCCGTTGCTAAACCAAGTAGTTCCTTGTGCGTTAACACCGTTAGCACCTAATCCAGCACTACCAAATCCACCTAATGCTCTAATGTAAGCACGTGCTACGTTAGGAGCAACATAGATAAATAAGTCCTCATTTCCATACACGGCTGTTGGGATTGCATCTACCGTTTTACCCATTTCATCAATTACGTTTAATGCAGTTACTGTTGTACCAGTTACGTCAATTACATCACCGTCATTATTTAATAAGTGAGAGAAACCAGCAAATTCACCTGCATTAGCATCTGCTCCTTCCCAAATTGTAGATTCTAATTTTGCAGCAACTTTTGCAGCAGTGTGTGCAATTACGAAATCCTCAAAAGTTTTTGGTAATTCGCTATAAGCAGAAAAACCCATTTCAGCTGCTTGCCAGGTATCGTGTAAATCTTTTTTACACAATTGGATGTTTACTTGGAACTCTTCTGGTTCGATTACTCTTTCAGTAAGAGTCAAAGTTCCGGATGCAGTAAAATCACAACTTGCATTTGCAACGATGTCCCCATATGCTGCTTTTTGAATTACTGATTTATGTTTAACGTTAGGCATTATTGTGATAAGCCCTTTGTCTAAAGTTGATGCACTTAAAAGTGCTGCGGAAATATATTTACCAGCGAATTCGCCGTTATACGATGTTCCCGTTGTTACTGGATTTGCCATTTTTTAAAATTTAATTTATAATTTATTTTTTATTCACTAATTTTTCTCATTACTCTATCAATAGTAGATTCGCCTCTTTTTCTTGAGTATTTAAATCCTTCAACTTGTTTTTTGTTTTCTGGATTGAACACTATTGGTTTTGGTTCTTCTTCAGTAGATAGTTCTACTTCAGTAGTTTCTTTTACTTCTTCTTTAGTTTCTACACTTTCTTCTTTCGTGTTTTCAACTGAAGTTTCTTCAGAACTTAATTTTAAACCTTCAAGTTCTTTCTTCAAAGTTTCGTTTTCTTCTTTAAGCTTTTCAATTTCACTAAAGAAAGATTCCTTTGTAATTGATTCGATAACCTTTTTAGGTGCTTTCGTTTCTTCTTTATACATTTCTTTTTCTTCCTCCTCACTTCTCGCTTCTTCTTCAACTACTTCTTCGGTTACTTCTTCTTCTTTAGCTTCTTTGATTTCTTCGATAATGCCTTCTTCTTTAACAACTACCATACGACCATCTTCAAGTGTATAGTCGCCTACTGGCATTGCTACTTTTCCGTCTTCGGTTACTATCATTATTTCAGCACCAGCTTCA